CGAATCACTGAACTTTGGAAAGCCGCTAGTGTGGCACTTGAAGCAATTCTCAGAGACCAACTAACAATGTTAGGTCGAGATGATGTGCTGAAGATCGAAGGTAAGGGCGGCGTCAAGCTACCCAACGGCTTATACCTACGCTACCCCAACATACGCAAGGTAACGAACGAGGACGACGGCAAGACCGAGATCGTGTACGACACCAAGAAAGGCCGAGCCATAATCCCCAACCGTATCTACGGCGGTAAGGTAATTGAGAACGTGTGCCAAGCCCTAGCCCGTATCATCATCGGCGACCAAATGCTGATGATTGCCAAGAAGTACCACGTTGTTATGACCGTGCATGATGCTGTGGCGTGTATCGTACGCACCGAAGAAGTTAAGACTGCGCAGGAATACGTTGAGATGTGTATGCGCATCAGGCCCAAGTGGGGCATGGAGTTGCCCTTGAACTGTGAATCAGGATATGGAGAGAGCTATGGCGACTGTTAAGACAAGACCGTTAGGCAACAGGAAGTCAATGAACATTGGTGGCCTCATCTTTATGATTAAGAAGGGTGTCGGCGAAGTCAAGATGGCCCCCGAGTTCTACCTTTCGCCTAGCAACGTACAACTTAACTTGCTCGACGACTGGATTAATGTACTAGAAGATATGTACAACGATGAGGCTAAAGAAGCTGGTACGCTGAAAGAACGAGCCAAGATAACCACAAGAACACACGTAAGAACCTATGACGATACAACCGATTAAATGGTCTTTCAGTAGCCTGAAGACGTTTCAACAATGCCCGAAGAAGTACTACCACACCAAGGTAATCAAGGACATAGTCGAGTCCGACACCACGGCAACGCTGTACGGTAAGACGGCGCACACTGTGGCCGAGGAATACGTCAAAGACGGAGTGCCAATTCCACCGGCCTTTGGGTATCTTAAGGATACGCTAGATGCTCTAGTTGCTATCCCCGGGATCAAACTTTGCGAAGAACAACTCGGCCTAACCAAAGACCTTGAGCCATGCGCGTTTGACGCACCCGAAGCATGGTGGCGGGGTATCGCCGACTTGGTCATCTTGGACGAGGAGAACGAGCTGGCGTGGTCGGTTGACTACAAGACCAGCAAGAGTGCCCGTTACGCAGACGTGAAGCAGTTGGACTTGGTGGCTACGGCCATCTTCAAGAAGTATCCCAAGATCAAGAAGATCAAGTCAGCCCTGCTGTTCGTGGTGAGCAAAGAGTTCGTCAAGGCTACACATCATTCCGCTATGGTAGCCAAGTACATGGAGCAGCCGACACGAGATGTTGCGCGAATCGAAGCGGCGTTGGAAAATGGCGTATGGAACCCAGTCACAGGCCCACTGTGTCGGTTCTGTGCAGTGAAGCAGTGTGAACATAACAGGAGTTAGTATGCGCCCTATTTACGAAACTGCCCAAGATAGGGCGCGTGAGCAAGAAGTTCACGCCTACATAATGGATACATTGGACTGCGACTTTGTGCAAACCGACGCACTTGGGAATATAGATGGATTCATTTGCTACAAAGATGGCAGACCGGCGGCGGCAGTTGAGATCAAAACTCGCAAGAACGCAAGTGACAAGTACCCTACGTACATGCTCAGTGCAAACAAATGGCGTAATGGTTTGGTCGTAGCTGAGCAATACAATGTACCCTTCGTCTTAATTGTTAAGTTTACTGACGGCATATTTGCCGTAAGTTTGGGGAAATCGTACAAGCCAAGCCAAGGCGGAAGGTATGACCGAGGCGACCCTAAAGATATTGAAGAGTGCATTTACATACCCATGGAAAAATTTCACAAAGTTTAGGAGTCAACATGCCCTACGTAAACAAACCCCGTCCGTATAAAAAAGAGTACGCCCAGCAAGTCGAGCGAGGCGAACTGCCAACCCGTATGGAGCGCCAACGTGCCCGTAACGAGATGGATAAAAAAGGTATCGACCGCACAGGCAAAGACATCGACCACACCGTGCCATTGAGCAAGGGCGGCACCAATGCGCCGAGCAACTTAAAACTAAAAACCCCCAGCGCCAACCGTTCGTTCAGCCGCAACTCTGACCACACGGTGAAGGTGAACAAACCCAAGAAGAAAAAATGAGCTTAGAGAACTACGAGTGGCCTCGTCCTCATGGGTTTGAGCCATTCAACCACCAAAAAGAAACAGCGCAATTCCTAATCACTAATCGTAAGGCGTTCTGCTTTAACGAACAGGGTACAGGTAAGACAGCTTCAGTGATTTGGGCGGTGGACTATTTGATGCAACGAAGTTTAGTGAAGAGAGTTTTAGTGATCTGCCCTCTGTCAATTATGAAGTCGGCATGGCAACAGGACCTATTCAAGTTCGCTATCCATCGCACAGTAGCAGTAGCCCACGGCAGTAGGACTAAGCGCAAGGAAATCATTGCGTCTGGTGCCGAGTTCGTCATCATCAACTTTGATGGTGTTGAGATTGTGAAGGATGACGTCATCAACGGAGGCTTTGACCTTATCGTTGTGGACGAGGCATCCGCATACAAAAACGCGCAGACAACTCGCTGGAAGACCCTGCGTGACATTAACAAAGTTGTAAAAGGCTTGTGGATGTTGACGGGTACGCCAGCGGCGCAGTCTCCGCTCGATGCGTATGGTTTGGCCAAACTGGTTAACCCAGCAGGTATCCCAATGTTCCACGGCCAGTATCGTGACATGGTGATGCACCAACTAACCAAGTTCAAATGGATTCCGAAGCCGACTGCCAAGCACACGGTACACAGCATCCTCCAACCAGCGATTAGGTTTGAGAAGAAGGACTGCCTTGACCTACCCGCTGTGACGTTCATCGACCGTGACGCGCCATTGACTCCGCAGCAAGCCAAGTACTACGCTATTCTCAAGAAGGAGATGTTGTTGGAAGCGGCAGGCGAAGAGGTCTCCGCAGTGAACGCCGCAACGAAGATGAGCAAGCTACTTCAGATTTCTTGTGGCTCGGTCTATACCGATACCCATGAGGTGCTTGAGTTCGACGTGTCCAACCGTATGAACGTAGTGCAAGAAGTCATCGACGAGAGCAGTAACAAGGTGCTGGTGTTTGTGCCCTTTACGCACACCATCGAAATGCTGAAGAATCATTTGCAGAAAAACAACATAACGTGTGACGTGATTAACGGCGCAGTGCCAGTGAACCGCCGCACACAAATTGTTACCGACTTCCAAAACCAGCCGACTACTAAGGTGCTCATCATTCAGCCACAAGCTGCGTCACACGGGCTTACCCTTACGGCTGCGGACACAATCATTTGGTACGCTCCCTGTACCAGCGTGGAGACTTATCTTCAGGCTAACGCACGTATTGACCGGCCCGGTCAGGTCAACCCAATGACCATCGTGCATATCTGCGGGAGCCAAACCGAACGTCGGGTTTACTCGATGCTTCGGGGGAACGTATCCAACCACCAACAAATCATTGATTTGTACCGGCAAGAAATATCTTCAACAGATGTTGACAATGTCTAAAGTTGTGATATAGTCGGTTTTCTTTCAACCAACGGAGTGTTAGATGAGCGAAGAAAATGAAGTGGCTGAAAAGCCAGACCTAGATAAGCTGACTTCAATCTACTTGAAGATTCGAGACAAACGTGCGGACATCAAACGTATGTTTGATGCAGAGGACAAGGACCTCGAAGCGCAGCAAAAAATGCTGGCCGAGCAGATGCTCGACTCATGCAAAGAAATTGGTGCTGACAGCATCAAGACCCCACATGGAACGATCATTCGTTCAGTCAAGTCGAAATACTGGACTGGCGATTGGGACTCTATGTACGACTTCATTGAGGAACATGGCGCGTTTGGCTTGCTTGAGAAGCGACTGCACCAGACCAACATGAGGGACTTCCTCAACGAGAACCCCGAGCTTATGCCTATGGGTTTGAATGTTGAGAATGAATACACCGTCGTGGTACGACGTGCTAAATCTTAAATCGGAGAAATGAAAAATGAGTAACATCACAATTTTGAACCAAGACCTTCCTGACTTTCTGCAAACCGCTGGCGTCAGTGAACTCACCAAACAACTCGCTGGCAAGTCTGGCGTTAAGCGAATCGTGCCTAAGAACGGCATCTTCCGCAAGATGGTCGGCGGCGAAGAGATGGGTAAGGTCAAGGGCAACCTCGACGTAGTCATTGTT